GATAACCATTGGTAGCATAGGACACTTTTATGTTCTCTACCAACGTTTATTCAGAAAGCATATGCAATATAAAGATATTGATATCTTGTCCACTAATTGTTTTAAACAACAATATGACGTTTACCAGAGAAGCCCAGATTAAAGCTATTGCTTAAAATCCTCGGATTTTCATCTACTTCTCCTCTCAGTCTGGCCCCGCTTATTTATTGATTATTTCAGCTTCGGTCTTTCGACTTCCAAACCAAGAGTAACACATTAAAAACTTACTTTTTAACGCTAAGAGTATAGTATGATTTATTAGGACGCTTTTTATTTGCTTTTAAAATAAATTTAATTACAGATAAAGGAGAATCCTTCTTAACCATCTCGCTCTTCATACCGTCCAATTTTCCTTTCGCTCGATTAACTAACAATGTTAGTTCCTTTAGTTCTTGAATCTTCGATTCGACAACAGTTAAATCGAATAGGGATAAACTATAAAGATTTAGAGATGATTCTCTTCATTTTTTTAATTTATCCATGGATCCAATTGCAAAAGGAGCAGCATAGCAGTATTCTCGCGAATAAGGCATTGAACTAATGATATCGACCAATGTAGGATTCATATTCATACGAATATTATCATACAGTGATCTAATAACATAGTTCAAATTCTTAGTTAACTCATCATCATTATCATAAAGAAATTTTGATGGTTTAACTGGATAGTTGGGAAGCATTAGAGCTACCATATCCATAGTCAATTTTTGAGCTGATTTATCTCTCCAATCCAATGAGATCATTTTCATGAACTCTTGAATAGGACGTAATAAAGAACGCTTGAACCATGTCTCGTCCATAATCCAGAACTTATTAAAAAGTTCTGAATTCGAGAAATTGATGTCTTTATTCAAGGCAACTTTTCCTAGAATATTTTCAATATATGGAAGACGTATGTTTTCCAAAATATTCTTATATAATTTACGATCCGGTTCGTTCTCATTATAGAGAGCACGAATCAGTTGATCAAAAGGTAATCTCTCAGATTTTGCAAACATTGATAATAAGGCAACAAAAGAAAAATTCTTTTCTCCTATTGTCCATTTCGATTTTTGCATTATGGATGTAACCCAAGACACTGGACGAGAAGATATAATATCTTTTCCTAACAAGGAAAAAGCAATATTGACTCTTCCCATCATAGTGTTTTGAGATATAAACATTTTCCAAGAGATAGCAGATACATTCTTACCTATATGACCAGTAACTTTAGCAAATTCAATAGTAGAATTCGCCGCTACCACCGATTTCGACAGGTTAATTGGAACCCCAAGACCTTCCATAATAGAAAGGTATTGGAGAGCCACTTCCTTATCAAAAATGATGATATCATCACCCAATAATTCATAATTGTCAAATCAAGAACCAGGTAAAATTTTACCGGCTCTCCGAGCTGCCAACTGAACTAGAAAATGATGAGTCACTGCCAACATTGCCCATGAAGAATAAGCCCCCATAGGTTGTCCAACAGCATAACGCAAGTTATGAGTTCCATATAATTTATGGTCAAGAACATAATCCCGATCTACTAGTAAACTTCGTCAAGCTTTAGCGATATCATTCGAAAATAATACGCTAATGATTGATTGCTGAATACTAATAGGCAAACGATCAGTAGCTGCACTTAAGTCATAACCAAATGAACAATTGGAAATTTTAACCTTAGCTTGCGCTCTTTTAACAGAGGCAAACTGGTCAAAAGTTCCATCATTCGGTAATGATTTCAAGTAGGAAAATAACATACTATGTAATGGCTTCAATACGGACTGAGTCCATATATCTACCATTGCAAAAATACGAATTTTCCCAGCTGCTTCTTCTTTAGCCGATAATTGGCCAAGTTCTAACTGAGAGTTATCTCTTTTCACAGAAATAACGTAAGAAAGAATTTTGCCATTATCTACTTTCAACAAATCAACACACACGAGTAAAAACTCATGAAGTGGAGAATAAGGGAAAGCCTTTAGAAGAATGATTAGAGAATCAAGTAAACCCTGCTGTTTTAAAGTAGCAAGGTCACTTATATAACCTAATCACGAAGATTTGAAATTCGGAGATGCAGTTTCTAAAAATAGTATTCCCTTTGCCGGTCTAAGATGTCTAAGTATACTCGGTGATTGACTCAAAGTAATAACTTTAAGTTCGTCAGAGACTGTACTCATATATTCTAAAGACCCGTTAAAAGGATCTGTTATCGTACTTAATTTTAATTTTCCTGGAATCGAAATAACACGATATACACTGAAGACAGTAAGTCATCAACGTATTGTGGAATCCGATCCATTACAAATTGCCCTTCTATCCATCAACGGTATTATCCGAGGTAGAGAAGAAGAACTTAAGCGAGGTAACGGAAGGTCAGAAACCAAATCTCTTAAAGATTTGATTTTGTCCTTTGCTATTCTCTTTTGCACTGCTAAT